AAAAGATTCCGGGGGGTTATGGGAAATGTATTTACGGGGGTGAATGCAGACCCGAGACGGTGAGGACCTTTAGGTCTTTTACCGGCAGGTAGTTCTCCGCGCTCTCGGCGCCTCCGCGGTGGAATGGGACCTTTGCGGTAAATGCGGTTAGCTGTTCTTCTTTCGCGCCTTCGCGGCTGCGCGTGAAAAGGATTTCATGCATGCCTAGACCAACGCCCCTCATCGGCAACAAGGAAAAGGCCCTCATCCATGTGGCCAAATCTCGGCTCGGCCTGTCGGACGAGGACTATCGCGCGGTCCTGGCCTCCGTAGGAGCGGCTTCCAGCCGCGACCTGAACCACGTCCAGTTCGATGAGCTAATGGAGCGGTTCAAGGCGTGCGGGTTTGTAAACGGAGGACGGAAGGCGGCAGACGGAAAACGGAAAAGCCGCCCCAAGCCGGCCGACGGCAGGGCGCCGCTGCTTCGGAAGATCGCCGCGATCCTGGCCGACACCGGCCTGCCCGCCGAATACGCGGACGGCATGGCGCAAAAGATGTTCGGAGTCGATGCCTACGGTTGGCTCAATTCCGAGCAGCTCTGGAAGATAGCGGCGGCGCTCAGCATCTTTGTCAAACGGAAAGCCAAAAAAACGGGAGGGGAAAATGGCGGGTCTCACACAAAAACGAACAGAGCAGCAGGAGCGCATAAGGCTTCTGCGCCTAGGCGTGACGCCGGCGCATAGCGTCGTCACCGACGAATACCTGGACTTGATGGGAAAGAGATTTATTCGGTTGCGCGTCCGCGAGCTGACCCGCGTCGGCTTCGAGCAGTACCTGACCTGCCCCGAGTGCTATGAGATGTACGCGGAGGCGCTCCGGGGCGGCTCGGGCGTCCGGATCGACGAGGGGGCGCAATCGGCCGTCATAGTCATCCCGCCCAAGCTGATCGGACAGACGTATCGGGGATTTTAGAAAAGAGAAAAACTGTCTCGCGCGAAGCCGCGAAGAACGCGAGGAAAGTCAAAAGTGGGAAAAATAACTCAAAATGGCCTCCAGGAAGCGGAGTTTTCAAGCTCGAAATCAGGGGCAAAGTGGGATTTTTTAATTTTGCTTCGCGGCTTCGCGGCTTCGCGGCTTCGCGGCTTCGCGTGAAATAAATCCTTTCTCTGCGCCCTCTGCGTCTCTGCGGTGGATGCGTTGCTTTTCAAAGATGGAAAGGACTTTCCCATGAGCGAGCCCAGTGATCTCCACGAGCTGCGCCTCATAAGGACCCTCGGGCATCATCCCGGCCGCAACCGGGCCATAGGCGCCGGCGCGCTGTATGAGGCGGTTTACCAGCGGCCCTGGCGCGACAAGATCCGCGACACTAGGCGCCTGAGAAAGCTCATCACGCGGCTGCGCAACGACGGCTACCCGATCTGCTCCTCGTCCGACGCCGAGGGCGGCGGTTACTTCCTGGCGTCGGCCGGGTCGGAACTGGACGATCACTGCAAGCGCATACACGCCCGAGCCATGAGGCTCCTGGTGATGGAGGCCCGCCTCCGCAAGGTCGCCCTCCCGGAGCTGCTCGGCCAGATATCAATCGCGCTGGCGCGGGAATAAAAGAACGAAGTGGGAAGCGGGGAGCAAGGACCGGGGAGCAGCAACCTTGGCCTCTCGCAACGCACCCTGGTTACTCAGGGAGTTATCGATCTCTCGAGACAAAAAAGAAAAGAGGCAAATGGCGGTGGACTTGGAGAAAGGGCGGGAAATGAGAAAACCGAGGAAGGATCGAATGATCGTCTCGTGCCCGGATTGCGGGCACCCGTAAAACGGGCAAAGCCGTGCCCAACATGCAGGGGGCGCCAGATCGTGGAAGGGGAGCCCATATTCGTCAACGGCTGCACCCTGTACCCGACCAGAGGCGCCGCAAGATGCGCCAAGGGATTCCGGTGCGACTCCTACCGCAGTTGCCTCGATGTCGTTGCGAAACGCGACTGGCCTGGGTGGGCGATTGAACCCATGCGGTCATAAAATGAAAGGGCCGAAATGAAAGTGAAAATCAAGTGGAAGAAGGATGGAGACTATCTCTTCATTGGTTGCGCGGTTATGCACACAACCGGAGAGTTTCTTCTGCTTTATCGCGGGGAAACCGGTGGGGTTTTGGCCGCTCCTTTCGAGCTGACTGACAAGTTTCGCAAGGGGATGCCCCGGAATAGGAGATTCAACTTAATGCATGAGCAGGCGGAGGAACAGGCAAATGTCAAAGCTTAAATCGCTGCCCAAGCCCGTCAAAGAAGGCCTCGACCCAATGTACCCCTTGAACTGGTATCGGCATCCGGGCGGGGAGCATCGGACTGTCGTTGGGGGATATGCACTTTATGCAACGACTGGCTTTAAAAACAGTGGAGAGCCGATTCTACGACGTCTGTACATGACCTGCGACGCTGCAAGAGCACGCGCTCTTATGGGTCTACTGAAAGGACTGGTAACAGAATCCGAGTGGAAGCGGCTGCATTTTAAATTGGAGGACCTGATAGCGGATAAGGCATTCGCGCGAGGAGAGTAGACCTGAAAGGAAAAGAGGCAAATGACGGTAGCGGCAAAGAAACTCGAACTCCCGACCGAGGCGCGCTCCAGGGCGGACGAAATGCTCAAGCAAGCCGCCGCGATAAAGGCGAAGCTCGATCTGGCCCTGACGGTGTGCCAAAACGAGGCCGCGGTCCTGGTGAAAAGGCACGCGGAAACTACGGCGCCACTGAAACGGCAGCTCGAAGCGCTGGACAAACAGATCAAGGCCCATGCCAAAAAACACCAGGTGGACCTCTTCGCCGGCAAGGACCGCGTTGACTTCGCGAACGGGGCCCTCCTCCGCAAGGAAGAGCAACACGTCCGGCACACCAGGGGAATGCTCGACCGGCTCGAGGAGATCGGCGCCGACGACGCGATCAAAACCGTCAAGTCGGTTGATTGGGACGTGCTGGAAAAATGGACCGACGAGCGCCTGATCGAGGCCGGAACGGAGAGATTCAAAAAAGAGACGTTTGCTTACGAGCTTTTCGGAGGAGGGAGCCTCGCATCGTGATCCCTTTTAACGGTTTGATTGTCGAGTTGTTTGCCGGAGGAGGCGGCGCATCCTGCGGAATCGAGAGGGCATTGGGCCGAAGTCCCGATGTGGCCGTAAATCACGACGCTGTCGCGATTGCAATGCACTCGCGCAATCACCCCGGCACGCGGCATCTGCGTCGGGATATCTGGGAAGTGCATCCCCGGTGGGCGACCCGGCGCCAGCCCGTGGGACTCCTATGGGCATCCCCGGACTGCACTCATCATTCGAAGGCAAAAGGAGGTCCGCCCAAGCGAGACATTAAAAAACGTTCTTTGGCGTGGGTGCTGGAAAAATGGATCATTGGGACCAGGCCTTCAGTGATCATACTCGAAAATGTCGAGGAGTTTAAGGACTGGGGGCCGTTAAATGGCGCCGGCGAGATAGTGAAAAGCCAGAAGGGCGCAAGCTTCCGGGCCTTCCTGAGAATGTTCCGGCGCTATGGATACAAGGTGGAACATCGCGAACTGAGGGCCTGCGATTATGGGGCCCCCACTATCAGGCGCCGCCTGTTTCTGATCGCAAGGCGCGACGGTCTTCCCATCGTTTGGCCCGAACCGACGCACGGTCCCGGACTAATTCCGTATCGAACGGCCGCGGAGTGCATCGACTGGTCTCTCCCTTCGACGAGCATCTTCGAACGCAAGCGCCCGCTGGCCGAGAATACGCTCAAGCGGATCGCCGAAGGAATCAAGAGATATGTGCTGGATGCCCCTCAGCCTTTTCTTCTCTCCTACTACGGCCCCAAACGCGAAAGTGATTTCAGGGGCGGAACGCTTTCAACGCCCATTGCGACCATCAGCACCGAGAACCGTTTCGGACTGGTTATCCCTCACCTGCAACGCCAATTCGGAAACAGCATAGGCCATGCGGCGGGCGAGCCTGCCGGAACCATAACGGCCGGCGGAGGCGGGAAATCGGCGCTGGTCTCGGCATTTCTAACCAAACACTTTGGGACCACCATCGGCCAGGACATTCTGACTCCGATCCACACGATCACCGGGAAGGCCAAGCACGGCCTGGTGACGCCATATTTGGTCAAATTAAAGGGCACAAGCCGTCACGGCCAGCCCGTTGACGAGCCGATCCATACTGTTCTGGCCGGAGGCCTCCACTACGGGGCGGTCTATGCTTTCCTGACTAAATACTTCGGCAATGCAATAGGGTCCCCGTGTGAGTCGCCTGCCCATACCCTA